GGCCACATACGGAGCTTCATCTAGTGATACCTCTTCGTTTGCCTTTGATAACATATCAGCTATTTTAGCTAATGTATCCTTGTCCTTTTTAGATAAACTTTTAAGCTTTCTATCATTTGCGATTTTTCTTAATGTATCACCATAGGCTTTAGTAGATTCATTTGCCTCACCTTTTGCTTTTGCCATAGCGGCAGCAGTCGGCGCGCCTTTTTCACCCTTCTTACGCATTGGTTCACCACGAGCTCTTTTCTTTCTGATATTATCCCAGAGCCCTGATTCATTAAAGTCATGAAATGATTTCATTTATATGTTCCTATTTGGCCATTACTTTATGTTTCGTAAGTAATGCTTTGTATGCTTTACTTGCTGCTTTGAATAAAACACCTCTTCTGTTATATTCTTTTCTTTGAGAACTTCCGTCCTTACCCATAGGAACAAATACTCCGTCCCATCTTAAATCGTATTCATCTTTTGCTTGTATGATTTGTTTCTGTGTATTATCTGGTAATTTTTCAAACTTATCAAAATCTAGCATACCTTCTTTTAAAAATTTTTTAAATGTTCTCATTATGTGTCCAATGGTCCGTCTAAATCACCACCTCCGGCCATTAATTTATATTCATTTAATGATCGTCTTGCAAGTATAATACCATCACTAACCTCTCTCATATAAAGTGATTTACCATATTGTAATTTGTTCATACCTTTATATGCATTTTCTAATAGTTTATCTATTTTCTTAATATCATTTACTTCTTTAACTCTATTGAATTCTTTAGCTTCTTTAATACCTATGCTTCCATTTCGTATTTGTTTAAGTGTTTTCATTTTCTTTTTCCTTTTGGATAGGACTTTGTCCTTGGTCTACTTTATTATTTAACCAGTCATGAGCAGTATCTAAGTAATCATTGGCCTTTACCAATTTGTTAACCCACCATGCTGGATATTCTAAGTCAGCATTTACTTGCTCTAATAAGTGTTCTGCATTTCTTTTAAGTTGTGTTAATTGATTAGTTACATTAGCCTTTTGAGTATGGCCATCTTCAGCCAATACCTTAAGGTATGCATCGTTAATTCTAGAGTAATCAGGTGTTTTCATTTAATTAACGGCCTCGTTTGCAGTTTTTAATGCTATAGCAACTATAGGGTCATCACCTAAACCTCTTTTAATTTTTTCTATTTTATTAAAAGCACCTGTCATATTACCTGACATTGAATGAGCAATTTCTACTGCCTTTGCAACATCACTAGATTTAAATTTACTTCTGTATTTTTCACTAATGGTATTACCCGTTGGCGAATAACTTGCGTTTAATAGTTCATCTTCGATAAATTTTTCTATATCATCAGAATCATTTATTTCACCATTCTCCATACCCCATTGAACAAAATCCTCTTCTGCATTAGCTGGTAAATCTTTACCCTTATTTTGTAAAGCCATTATATGTCTTTTATGTTTTCTGCAGAGTGCTTTCCATTCTCTATCTCTTGGAAATGATTTTGATGGGTCTTTATATGCCTCTTGTACATCTGTATCTTCGTTAGCCTTTGAATTGTTTGCAATTTTATAGAACTTCTGTATAGATTCAAGACCTTTTACAATACCACTACGAACATTATTGAATGCAGGAGCAGATAAACCTGAACCTCTCATAGTTTTTTCTACTTCTTTAAGCATACTTTGTAACTTCTTTTCGAGTTTTTCAACTTTTTTTACATCATTTTTATCATATGCCTTTTCTGAAACAGAGGTTGTTTCTTCGCCTAAATCGCCACCCTTTTTAAATCTTATTTTTGGAGCAAGTTTTCTTTTTCCTATTCTTAAATCATTTACTGCAACTTCCTCATCGGTCATAACCTCTTCGTATCTTCCACCGAGTGCATGTTTACATGCTGAGTATATTTCTTCTCTGGTCATAGTATCACCATAACCAAATTTCTTATTAATGTTATTATACACCCATTGCATTAATGTTGTATATAATCCATCAGGGTCGCCTTTAAATCTCCCTGTTTCAACCAATCCTTTTAATTCTATATTAATAGCAGTATTTGCATCCCTAACCGTTTTTTGATTTGCATTATCATGCATTAATGCGAAATAATAATCACCATCTCTAACCGGATAACTTATTGCAGTCCATCCTTTTTTATTTGCTATTCTTAATGGGCTATATTTATTATCTAAATAATCTGCAGCTTCTTCATCGCCTATATGACTATATTTTTTTCTGAGCTTATCTAGTTCTCGTTGTGAATATGCCTTTGAATATGCTTCACTTAAAAGTGCATGTTCTCTTAGTTCTTTAAAATTTTTCATATTTTCCTTTATACTTTAGCGGCTAAATCTTTATCAGCTTTGCCCCATGTTCCTTTTCCTTTTGTTACAAATGAATTAACTCTCGCTAATCCCCATTGAACAGCTGTTGTCCCTGGACGATGTCCTGATTTCCATGCTGCGACTCCTCTATCAAAGACTTTCTTTAATATAGGCAAAGGCATTTTAGACGCGTCAGCTTTCTTTTGGAGAGCTTTGTCAGAGTTACCTTCATTAACTCTAAAATCTTCTAAGTATAATTCACCAAACATTTGGTCATATTTCTTAGTGTGTTGAGATGGTTTTGTTTTAGCTGAGGCATCACCTGGTGCAGGTTTTGTTGATAATTTCTTAAAATGTGCTGCACGCTTTTTCTTTGTGCCTTTTGACATTTCATCTCCATCAGCGTCTTTTGCATAATACCCTTTAGGTTGTGTCCCTTTCATTTTCTTAATATCAGGGTCTTGAGGTCCTTGTTTCTCTTTAAAGAATTGTCCTGGAGTCATTCTTTTATATGTGTTGGTGAGTTTATTTGTTCCCCATTCTCCAGCGCCATGTGATGCTGCATCTTCAACAATCTCTACTGCATCAAGCCAATATCTTTTTTTATCTGATTCTGTTTGAACCATAACATAATTAGAACCACAAACAACAATCTCTCCAATCTCTTGTGATTCTTTTATTCTTACAACATTACCTTTTGCAAATAAATTGCCGTCAATGTAATCTTCTCTTGTTTCTGAAAGTGGTGGTAATTCTATATGTTTACGGAATGATTCTTTCTTTAATCCCAATCCTTTTCTGACTGCGTAGTATAATGATTGAATTCCATCACCTGGAACTTCCATAGATGCATCAGCGAATCCTTTTAGGTCACCAGCTGCGGCTAATTGTCTTAATTTAGAAGCAGACATTCCTTCAACACCTTCTGCATCTGGGTCTCTTTGCCCGGCACTTACAACATTAACTGAGCCTTCAAAATTATAAAGGCCATGTTTTGATTTTTTACCATTATACTTATTTAACAATATGTCAAATTCTCTTACTCTATCGCTTCCAGCGACCATGGTTACCTTTGTAAATCCTTGGTCATATAATTTGGTACATACATCTAATACTGTTCTTATGTCCTTATCGGCCATAATAGCTCTTGCATGTTTAGGAAACATCTTGCGCATGAATTTAATTTTTTCTTTAAATTCTAATGGATTCTTTTTGGTATCAACTGATTTAGAAGAGTATATACGGTACGACCCGCCTCTTGATATTTTTTTAAGTTTTTCAAACAACAACTCATGTCCCTCAGTCGGGGGATTGAATCGTCCAAAAACGAAGGTTACTTCATTCGAAGCTTCGCTTAAGTATTCACTAAATGATTGCATTTATATCCTCGGTATTCCCATTAGCCTGGATTATCCCAGCCTTTTATTATATCTTTGCTGAAGTTATTAGTTGAAAATTCCATTCTGTCAACTAACTTTACAGCACCACCTTCCATTCGATCTATTGCAACAAAACCTTCTGGGTTGGTTACTCTAAATCCGGATTTAGTTTTAACAAATGTACCAATTTTTGATACATTGTTTAGTTTATTTATAATAATTAATTTACTATCTATAACAAAATTCTGTAAAATAAAGATATTTTCTAAATTTTTAAGGTTTGCTTTAGAGAAAAACGATAATAATACATCGCGTTTATCTATTTGCACCTGTTTTCCCTTATCGGTACTTCTTTTGTCTATTTCTTTTGCGTACCTATCGGACACAAATTGGATTAAACCCTTGGCATGTTTCTTTGTATTCTGAACTCTTTGTCCTTTTCTTACCATGGTATTATTATATATGTTGATTACTAGGTTTAATTCTTTGTTTGATTCTATTTCTTTGAGTGTACTACTCGAAATTGTTTTAAATATTTTACCCGCATTGGATAAATTGCTTGACAGTTGTAAACTTTCTTTTTTAGTAAGAGTTGCGGTACCTGATAAGTCTTTCATTGTGGCGTCTTGCATCCACACATTTTTGGATTGTTTTATTTTTGCTACAATATCCTGGCCGAATGAAGCTGACATACTTCCAAAGTCTGAGCCACTATATGTTGTGTGCCACACAATGCCAACTTTTGCTTGTGTTATTTCTTTTGCTAATTTCGTATCTGCAGGTACAGCATAAACGATAGTATTAGGGTGGAAAGTAATATGCTTAATTCCATTTATATTCTCCTTCTTCAAATCACTTTGGTCAAACATAAAATCGCCTTGTATAACTCCTTTGATTCCTAATCCTTTTAGATTATCAAAAGCTAATTTTAGTTTCTTATTTAAATCGCCCGAGGTATCAGCATCAATGTCTGCGTGATTTTTATATACCTTAGGGTTCTTCGCGAAAATGCCTTTTTTTGCTACAAAGAACTGACCATCAGATGGGTCCTCTCCAACAAATAAGGCGGGTGCACCGTCCCACTTCACGGTAACATCCATTGGTGCTTTCGTGTTACCGTCTAACATATCCCTCAGTGACCTAAGCGCTAGGATAGCTTGGCGTGCACCCTTGACTCCTCCGTCAAGGATTAAATCTTCTATATGAGTCATATGTGTATTTTTTGACTCAGCTAAATAATTTTTTAATGATTTCATGATTGTAATTTTGCCTTAAATGCTGATGTCGCTACTGCATTAAAATTAGGGGCTGACCTGAAGTCGCCTTTATATCTTAATGTAATATTTGCAATAGTTGTTTTACCAATGATAAGAGATAATTTAAGGTTTGCCGCAGTTGCGCCTGGGTCAAATGCTTGTTTCTCACCCGGAGTGAGTATTATCTTTGCCTTACCTTCGTTAAACAAATCATTAAGTTTGGTTGTTGAGGTTTCAATATCTTTATACTCTCCCTTTTCTACAACAACACCTTTTCTTGGTCCATATTCACCTATACCTGTTACAAGTGCAAAATCAAAGTTAACCTTTTTTAGTTCTCTTAAATCTGCTTTAAAGATTAATTGAACTAATTGGTTGGCAATTAAATCACTATTCTTGTTTATGGTATCTGCCATAACTTTAAATAGTGTTCTCTTACCTTTTAACACTCTGTTAATAACATCGTTTGGTATTCTTTGGATATATTGTTTCCAATTTTTATTTGTTGGTTTATCTTTCTTTAAATCAGCCATTAAATCAGGAGACAATACTTTAATTCTTGCGGCCAATTTAATAACATGTAAATAAAAATTACCAGCATCTTTTTCAATTTGGTCTCTTACCTTATCAAACTTCTTATCGGCAAGTAAGGTGGTAAAAGCTTTATTAATTAATGTTGGGTCAGTTTCATTTATTCGTTTCTTTTTCTTTAAAGAAATACCAACAAAATTCTTGCCCTTTTTAATAATAAAGTCAGATGAATTAAAGTCTTTCATTCCATGTTTTGTCATTTGGAATTGTGTTACATCTTTATCCCAAGCCATACCAGTTAAATATACCATATCAGCATTACCATATCCGGCATCTATAATGGCATTAGCAGCCGAAACTGCTTGGCACATATTGGAATAATTACCTTTTAGTGAATCTACTTGACCTTGTTTATATCCCTTAACCTTACTTAAATTAGCTCCAACCAATTCGATTAAAGAATCCATTTCGTCTGAGTTTGTAATTGAATGTTTTGATGGGAATAAACAAAGTGCGGCAGTCATTAATTCATGTGGGTCATCTCCCAATGAACCACGGCCGCCATCTGGTCTCATATTAACATAAACATATTTTTCCATATCTTTATGTTGAAAGGCAAAATCTTTTTCCTTTCTATCACCAGGGACTTTATCCATCTTTAATTCTAAGTCATCTGTTTCTGAAATAATTAACCGAGCTAAATTTG